TGGACATACGTGATCTAAACAACTCAAGAGTCACTATCAAAAATCGCATAGCCCAACTGCTGGATGACCCAGTTCGTGAAATCAAACAAGACCATGTCAGCGAACTTAAAAGAGTTTGACCCCGGCGACTACTCACGCACTGTATTCTACATTCCACATAACATTGATCTATCATGGAACTATGTTGGTCCCGGAGACTTTTGGCCCGGCGGCATAGACCATCTGCTTGATCGTGTGCGCGGCAACATACAAAACAACACAGATGTTGTGGTGTTGTGGGGCGCACCCAACAGACTGCACTTGTACCCTGAGTGTGTTGATCGAATCAATCAATTTGCAGAATCTATCCCGAATACGGTGGTGCTGTTTAATGGCAACTATTCTGCCAAAGACACTTCTAGACTCAGGTGTGGCTACTCGGAGTTTGCGTATTTTGAACACATAGTCAGAAGCACTTGGTCGCAGTGTGATATTGCCGCGCCAAGAAGCAAACAGTTTACCATGATGGGTACCAAAGATTATCCTACAAGAAAATACATACTGAGCCAAATAGTCGAGCACGGTGTTGACTCGAATGCCTATATCAGTTACAAACAAATAAACACCGGTGCCATCACTGTGGGAAACTACAGTCAAGAAGAAATAGATCACATCGTTGATGTGGCCAACCGGGTTGATTCAAGATTGCCTTGGCCAGTGTTGGACAATTCTATTGAATTTCCCCAATTGCCTCGGCAGGTATTGTTAGACAGTTATGTCAACATGATAACTGATACCTACTTTGAAGGCGACATATTTGTGAGTGAAAAAGTATACACAGCCATTGCTCACGGACAGATGTTTGTCATGCTGGCACCGGCTGGCACTCTGGCATATCTTCGCAGTCGTGGATATCAAACCTTCGGTGACCACATAGACGAAAGTTACGATCAGATAGAAAACAATTGGCAAAGACTGCAGGCTGTTGCACAGATTTTGATCACCTTGGCCGAAAGTGATCTTGCTGATTTGTATGCACGGTGTCGGCACATTGTCCAACACAATCACCACCTGTTCTACACCAGGGACACCCAGGCAGAATTTGTTGCAAAAATACAACACTTTTCGGGTTGACCAATATTCGCTGTTCTGTTATACTTTAGGCATTGTTAAACAAAACGGAGCCCAAAATGGAACGTCTTACTGAAATCCAACAGATCAATTCTGCAATCATGTTCGGTAATTTTACTAATACTGAACTGTCCAGCATCATCAGTGCCGTACAATTTGCACGTACCCAGCTGGGCAAGCAGAAAATACGCACTTTTAGCAAGGGCGACGCTGTGAAATTTACCAGTACCAAACGCGGTGGAATCACTGTAACAGGTACTGTGACAAAAGTAGCTATTAAGTATGTAACTGTAAAAGAAGGCTCAACCCTGTGGAAAGTGCCCGCTAACATGCTGGAAGCAGTGTAATACTCAAGTATTACTTTTTGTAATACCCCGACAAACCGGCGGGGCTTGTCCATAATTCGGTTATTTGCTATAATATAGACATGATGCAAAGAAAACGCCGCCAAGATACAAACCACGCTGTATATGCACTGGTCAATACTGTGACCAATGAGTACTACATTGGTATTACCGTTTGCGGTAATAACCCCAAGCGAGCACTCAAAATTCGCTTCCAAAAACACGTTCGCCGTGCCGTTACAGAACGCAAAGATTGGGCTCTGTGCCGTAGCATACGCAATCACGGTGCCGAAGCATTTGTAGTACTTTTAGTTGACATTGTGCGCGGTCGCAAGCCTGCTCACGCTGTGGAACGTGAAATCATCAACGGCGCAAAACCTGCATTGAACAGCCATTAAATGGTTGCTCATAATTCAGGAATTTGTTATAATAGTCACATACAAAGCAAAAAGGAGTTCACAATGCAATCAGTAAACACCGTTCTCAATACCGCAGGCACTGGCTACTGGAGCAACGCCGCCCGAGCAGTTGGCATCGTTGGTGTAGACATTGGCTATGTGTCTGACTCCAAAGAATTTGGTGAGTTGTGTGTGTACTTCAACACCACTGATTGGAATGTTGATGTTGACGGTTTGATCTACACAGACAGTCAGTTTATGACAGAACTCAAAAACTTTTTGACAGCACAAGGTCTTGACAGCACCGACGTCAGTTATAGCGAACAGGGTATGCAAGGTGATGCCTATGTCAGCTGTGATGTCGGCGCCAAGTTCATTGCCACTTGGGAAGCCAAGTTTGGTGAGTTGGTAGTTTAATTAATCTTTTAAGGAATTCAAAATGAAAGCACTCAACGCATTGATCACAAAAGAAAATCAATGGTCTGGTATGTTCAATTCTAAGTTTGTGGCCTACGAAATTGCCACAGCCGCTGGCCGTCGGCGAGTGGCCGAAATGATTGATGCCAAACTCAGTCCCGAGAACCTGACGTGTGACGGCGAGCTGCCGCCCGCCGAAGTCAATCGTCGCTATCGTGAATTGACTTCTGCCGCACGTGAGCTGATTCGTTTGGATCCCACAGTGTCTCAATTCATGTACGAATTTGCCTAAGGAGACTGCAATGTCAACTGATACTAAAATTTTGCTGTGGCTTGGGTTTGTTGTTGCCGTGGTCATCGGCGGACCGCTGGTGAGCATCTGGGCCCTGAACACTTTGTTTCCTGTGTTGGCCATACCCTACACCTTTGAAACTTGGTTGGCGGCCATGGCATTGGCCGGCGTATTTAAAACTTCTATCACTAAAAAGGATTAATCATGGGAACACGCAGTCGAATTGCAGTCATGCACGGTGAAGTCTGTAAATCAATCTATTGCCATTGGGACGGTTATCTTGAGCACAATGGTGCTATCCTACAGGAACACTATGACTCGGCCAAGGCCAACGAATTGGTTTCTTTGGGTGACATGAGTAGTCTGCGTTCTGATATTGGCACTCCGCATTCGTTCAGCCAGTTTGAATTGGAAGAAATAGATCGCGAAGACTTTGTGAGAGCAACAGAAAATATGTGTACCTTTTATGGTCGTGATCGTGGCGAGACTGGTACCGAATACAAGGTGGCTCACACGTTTGCAGAGTTCTTGGACCAATGCGACAAATCGTGTGCAGAGTATTACTACGTTATGAAAAACGATACCTGGTATGTGGGCACCACCTACGACGTGGGTCATCCGTTGAGCAAGATATTGGTACCTTTGGCAGAGGCCTTGACCACTGTTGAAGAAACGGCATAATTTATTCAGGAGACCAAAAATGGGTTACATCATAGCATTTATTCTAGGTATTGTGGTTTCTACCATTGGATTTTCGGGCGTGGCTCAAGTGGCTGATCGTGGGGTCAACCTGATCAAGCACGAAGCTCGCACACTTCCATCAGATCGGAACTGAGAATTTTGGTTAAACTGCCTACCAAAAAGAGGTTGACTCTAAATCAAAAAGGCAGTATAATAGATACAACTGGTAAGGTGCCAGTGTGTTTTTCAATTTTAACTTTTCAAGGAAAATAGTATGTCTAAAACTTTTGCAGTTGGTGGTGTTAGTAAATCCAAAGGTGGTTACAAGGTTCGTTTTGCAACCGATATGACTCGTGTCAAGATCTTGGCCAAGACTGACGCTGATATTCAGTTGATGGAATTGCCACGTGCAATGACCAAGCCTGAGTTGGTTACTCATCTCAAGACCACAGATCTGTATGCCAATGCAGATTACCGTGCTGCCATTGATGCCGCAGACGACAAGTACAACGGTGACGTAAAGGTCTCCAGTGCCAAGGTCAAGGCTACCAAGCCCAGCATTGAGGCTATCAAGGCTCGTGCCAACGCCAAAGACGCTGTTGCTGAGTAATCGCAACTGACGCCACAAAGCCTGCCCCGGCAGGCTTTTTTTTGACCAAAAAAATGCTAAGTACGTATAAAGGGGAGAAAAATGTTTCAACCTTTGTTATGGGTACTGTCATTCAGCGTCTTAGGACCAGTGCCTGAGAGTGGCGAACAGGCCAAGTTCAAAACTCAACAAGAGTGTCAGGCGGCTCTGGTCCAAAAACGCGAAGAATTTAGATCTCAAAACAAACGCATTGTGGGCACCTGTAATCTGACCACCAAATAACTCACTGTTTGTTTGAATAGCCGGTGGCCAAGCCCAAGGCACCCAGGATACGTATGTACATCCAGCCTATGTCAAATTCCCACCAATGACGACTGAGTCGAGCACTGCCCGGTGCCAGGTGGTGATTGTTGTGCAACTCTTCGCCGCCAATAACAATGCCCCAAGGACTGATATTACGACTTTGATCTCGTGTGGTTCCATTCCTGTATCCTATCCAATGAGCAACACCGTTGATGACCCCTGCGGCCCAAAATGGAATCCATATCATTTGAATACCCCAGATCACGATGCCCCACCAACCAAACACCAAGGTATTCAACACAAAGAGAATGCCAATGCCAAGTCTACTGTAAGGCTGGTATATGTGAAGCTCCATCCAATCAGCAGGAGTACCACGACCATATGAGTCAACCATGATTTTATCTTTTGACGCTTCATGATATAAGAATGCTCCTCGAAAAAATACACGCCCAATTCCGTATACGTGTGGGCTGTGTGGGTCGCCCGATGCATCGCTGAATCTGTGATGTTTACGGTGTATGGCCACCCATTGTTGTGTGACCAT